GTACTTGATACTCTAGAATATTGGTAAGGTTCAAACCTACATTGTCTGGGTCATCTGTTGGTGTAACTTCTTTGAATACCATACGAGGATTCTTCCTGTCCATCATACTGTCGATGGTTCTGAAGTAGTATCCCTTGACAGTCTCATAGAATAGAAATGATGGAGCAAAATTATACTCCTTTGACAGGCATCTTTTTGCAAGTGCATTGATGAAGTCAAACGGCCGTTTGTTTGGTGCAACGAGTTTGAACAGATTGCTTGTTTCTTCGTAATAGAACTCTTTCTTGGAGTCGAGTAGTTCTGGGTCACGAACAATCTTCTTTACAATCTCTACTGACGGTTCACCCTCGTATGCCTGTGCAACACGAATACGGTTGTTTCTCATCATCTCAGCAGTTGTGAATCTAAGACTGAATGTCTTTGTCCTGTCAGTAATATTTGTGGTATAACCTACTTGATAAACGTGCAAGGGGGTGTCAGAAAAGTTGACTGCCATTCCTCTGTCGTTCTTGTCATCTGCGTTAGGTGTTACGATAACAAGTTTTAGTTTCTCTTGTCCTACGATAGATGCATTTGCAGTAAGGTTGTTTGTATCTACAAAAGAAATATTACCAGTGATAGAATTAGAAAAGATGTCCTCAAAAATAGTTATAGTTGCAACCTGTTCCCTCAAGTCCAACTCAAGGCCACCAACTGTGTACAACGTACATTCTTCAACTACAAATTCACCAGCGTAATTTATCTCCGCCATGATATTATCCGTTCATCTTGTTTTTGAATTCTTTTTTGATTTGATCAATAAATCTAGGTTGGATAAGTCTAATCCTTCTTTTCTCTTCCTGTATCTTTTCTTCGTGTTCGTAGTTTGTGACAGCAAGTGCGCCTGCTGGAAGAGTTGTTGCAGAGTCGTTTGGTAAGTCAATAAGAACTGTACTGTCACCAGATTCCTGTGCGAAACAGTAGTGATGAATTCCGTTTGGATCATCATACTTCGATGCAACGAATGCTTCAAACTGATTGGTTTTCATTGGCCAGTCTGTATAGATGTCCATTACATCGTTTGTTAGAAGAATAACCCAATGCAGTTCTGGATCACCATAAAACTGGTCTGCAATGTATTCTGGGGTTTCTCCAGACTTAACATCATAGTAGTCAAAGGTGACATAGTTTCTTTTCATGTAATCTTTGAAACGAATACGGCGTGTAATGTCTGTCATCTGATGAATGACTCCATCACCACGAACATCGTAATCTACTCTGGGGAATTGACTGAAATATGCCATAATTAGAATCCTGCCGCAATACGTTCTTTTGTGATAATCTCTAGTTCCTTGAATGACAGTGTAAGTTCTGTCTGTACTGGATGTCCATCTTTGAAGAACTGTACTCTCTCACCACCATACTTTACAGAGACACCAGTAAGTACAGAAGTCGAGATTTTGTGTAGGTGTGCATCTGGTTTGTATTGAATGTCGAATGTGGATGGTGCAATCATGGTTCTACCAGTTGCATCTGAACCATCAATCTCTGGCATCGCATGATACCTAAATGCAGTTACAATCTGTTCGATGTCATTTGCCTCTCGTGCATTCTTAGGAAGTAGTGAGAACGAGAAGTTAAACTCTCTTCTACCAATACCCTCAAACGCCATCTCTGAACGATTGTTTCTGATTTTACCAGCACGAATATCTCTGGCTGCAACAGCGCCCGTAGCGATTGTTGCATCTAGAGCCTTTGTTGCCATATCATTTATAACGTCTGCACCAGATGCCGTAATCTGTTTTGCAATCGCATCCATTGAGATACCTTCACCAGAATCCTGTAAGGCACTCATTGCCATTGCGACTGCGGCACCCATTTCCTGTTCCCCATAGTTTGCAGTATGAGCAACTTCCAACTGTGCAGGCATATACAGTGCAATCGCTTGAGATAGTCTTTTAGTCGGGGCTCTCTTGATAGTAAGAGTTGTCGCCTCGTTGTTTGTATCTACATTACTGTTATATGCACCTTCACCAAACTTCACCTGTGATTTGGCTTGTTGGTTGATATAGAAAATCACATAGTGATTATGTCTCTCCATAGTTCCTAGTTCACTAGGGTAACTTAGGAAAGAACTCCCTGTACTCGGGCCGGATTTTCTATTGATTGCTGGTAGTAGTGCCATTCTAAATAGTCCTATACATTGTGAAAGTATTTATATCGGCATGGCATACAGAGGTAGATATATTCCATCAAAACCGAAAAAATACAAGGGCGATTCATCTAATATTATTTATAGAAGCCTTTGGGAACGCAAGTTCATGGTTTACTGTGATAGGAATGACAACATTTTAGAATGGGGAAGTGAGGAAATTATCATACCTTACCGTTCCCCTCTGGATGGTCGTATCCACCGTTATTTTCCAGATTTCTATGTCAAGGTAAAACAGTCTGATGGTTCTATCAAGAAATTGTTGATAGAAGTCAAACCCAAAGCACAATGTGGCCCTCCCAAACAACCAAAACGTAAGACATCACGATTTGTTCAAGAAGTCCGTACATGGGGTGTGAACAAGGCAAAGTGGGAAGCAGCGATAGAATATTGTAACGACAGAAAGATGGAATTTAAGATACTAACTGAAGACCATCTGGGTTGAACGTATAAATAGATGTATGGCTGAGATAATTGAAAGTGTACTAGAAAAGACGGGCGGCAAAGATAGAAGTATCAAGTGGTTTCGTCAGAAGGTAAGGGAACTTGGTGAAGTTCCCCCTAGGCAACTTATTCGTGAAGGTAGGATTACTACTCGTGCGTCTATGGGGCAAATGAATTTTTTCATGTACAGTCCAAAGTACAAAGACAATAAAAGTGTTTTACCATACTATGATAGATTTCCTCTCATTCTACCAGTACAACCTTTGGGTGGAGTAAATACTGAAGGGTTCATGGGATTGAACTTTCACTACCTATCTATACCTATGCGTATGAGACTACTGAACATCATGTCTGAATATGCAAGTGATGATAAGTTCGATGAAGGAACAAGACTAAGATTGACATGGAACAGAATCAAGAGAAATCAATTGGTGAAACCGACAATCAAGAGATATTTGTACGAACACGTTAAGACACCGTTTAGGGTGATTACTGCTGATGAGATGATGGTTGCTGTTCTGTTACCTGTACAGAGATTTGTCAGAGCAACAGAACAAAAAGTGTATGCAGATTCTAGACGCATATCAAATCAGCCGAGGGGATAAGAATGGCATTTTTAGACGAATTTACTGCGAACTTCAATAAGTACAGTGGCCCAGCATATCTGAATAGATTTGAGGTGGTCATCATCGCACCGTTTGAGGCCAATCCAGATATTGGTAGAGATAGGTTTACATCCTTCAAAGTTATCAGTGCATCTATGCCTGGCAAGAATATTCGCACATCACCAAACGAGAATGTGTACGGCCCGACATATGAGATGGCACAGGGATTGACATATGCAGAGACAGTTTCATTCGATTTCTATCTATCTGCCGAACACGTTGAAAGAACATATTTCTTGAACTGGATGGATATTATTGTTGATCCAACATCGTATAACCTAGAATATTACGATAACTATAAAAGAGACATTGAGATATACCAATTGGACAAAGGTGAAAGAAGAACTGCTGGTTTGAAACTGACAGAGTGTTACCCTAAGACTTTGGGTGCAGTAGAGTATGCACAAGACTCCAGTGACGTAGGTAGAATCAATGTAGAGTTTGTGTTCAAAGAACACTTCCATATTGATGGTGTAGGACAACCAGTGAATGATTCATATCGTCCAGAATCATCAACACTAAGACAACCAGCAAGACAAACCGCTGTATCTGGGAATGCATCACTAGATCAGTTTGGTATATTTGTAGACAGAGCAAGGAATATTTTTAGACTTTAATAATGCAATAGGAGAAATATTATGGCATTACCAAAACTCGCCTCGGCGAAATTTGAGTTGACGCTCCCAAGTACAGGTGAAAAGATTGAGTATCGCCCGTTTCTTGTAAAAGAAGAAAAAGCGTTGATGATAGCACAACAGTCCAATAAGACTGAAGATATGATGAGGGTGGTACAGGATGTAATTCAGGCCTGTACTTTTGATAAGGTGGATGGGAAGAACCTTCCAACATTTGACTTAGAGTATGTGTTCTTACAACTAAGAGCAAAATCTGTAGGTGAAACAGTTGAGTTGAGTGTTACCTGTCCAGATGATAATGAAACAAAAGTAAAAGTGAGTGTCAATCTAGAAGATGTACAGTGTCACAAAGAAGTGGCACACGATACAAATATTAGATTGACTGATGAGATTGGCTTGATTATGGACTACCCAAAGGTAGATACAGTTGCCAAAGTTGATATGGATAATGAGATTGAATCTACATTTGCTGTTATCAAGTCCTGTGTTAGACAGGTATATGATAGTAACAATGTGTATGAGAAAGTTGATATGGATCCGGCAGACTTGGATGAGTTTATTGAGTCTATGTCACACGAACAGTTTCAGAAGGTACAAACCTTCTTTGATACGATGCCTAAAGTGAAACATTTAGTCAAGGTGAAAAATCCGAAAACTGGTGTTGAGAGTGAAGTAGTTCTTCAAGGGATGCAAGATTTTTTTTAGTAGCCCTCTCTCATAATAGTCTGGAAAATTATTACAAAACGAATTTCGGACTAATGCAACATCACAATTATTCCTTGACTGAAATAGAAGAGATGATGCCATGGGAGAGGGAGATTTACATTACTCTTCTGATGCAACATCTTGAAGAAGAAAAAGAAAGAGAAAGAGCAAGACAAGCGCAGATGCGTAAATAAATAGTCTAGGGAGAAAGAGATGGCTGCAAAGAAATTAGAAATAGATTCCAAGTATGCACACTTGGATACTGACGGTGACGGTGTAGTAAGTGATGAGGAAATGATGCGTGAAGAAAGAATGATTGAACTCGCTGACAAGCGTAGTGACATGGAAAATGAAGATAAGAAACAGGATGCCCAGCGAAACATGGCTTGGTTCGCTCTCAGTGGTATGTTGTTGTACCCATTTGCAGTAGTAATTGCAGTATGGTTGGGATTGGATCAGGCAGGCAAAATCTTAGGTGATATGGCTGCAGTTTACTTTGTATCCGTTGCAGCGATTGTTGCAGCCTTCTATGGTAAAGAGGCAATCTCTTCAAAGAAATAGGAAATAGTCGATGTCGCAAGATTTCAAAAAACTAGTAGAAGAAAACAAGAAACAGACAAATCTACTCAATAAGATTGCTGGTGAAGAGGGAACTGAAAACGCCGTTGAGGCTCTCGCTGGTGCAATCGAACAACAGGGTAAGGATGCAAGAAGAGTTGCCGCTGGTGAAAAGGCATGGCAGACTAGACAGGCACGCCAAAACTCTGTAAACGAATCAGCAGAGACAGAGAGTAAAAGAGAACAAGGTAGACTTTTTAGTGGTATTCTAGAATCCGTTAGTGGAATGAAATCAGGCATCATGGGCCTAGGTGGGATGTTCAAGGATAAATTCAAAGAAGGTGCATCGTCACTAGGTGGTGGACTGAAGGGTATGTTGGGTAAACTTCTTATTGGTGGAGCCCTTGCAGCCTTTGTTGCATTTATGAACAGTCCATATTGGGAAAAGTTCAAAACCCTTCTCCAAGATACTATTGCACCAGCCCTAGTTGCAGTTTACAACAATGTATTGAAACCAATCTGGGATGTAG